GATGACCCGACCAGTGCTTTGCTGCCGTTCAGATATTGCACTTGGTTGGCGGTGCCGCCGTTAATCGTCACCGTCGAAGACGTGGTCAGCGTAGTAAACGAACCGCTGTTAGGCGTGCCTGCGCCAACCGTTCCATCCAAGGGACCAGAAAACCCAGCAGCCGTTAATGTCGTGCCGTTAAAAGTCAGGTTTGACGAATCAGTCAGATTGCCGCCGGTGGTGGCGTAAGGTACGCGGCCAGAAGTCAGCGAGGAATCTGCAAAGTCAGTAACCGTCAGCGTCGTGCCATTGAACGTCATGTTCGACGAATCGGTCAGGTTGCCGCTGGCTCCCGCATACACCACCCGACCTGAGGTCAGCGAGGAGTCGGCAAAGTTAGCAGCGGTCAGCGTCGTGCCATCAAACGTCAGGTTGGCCGACTGTCCGATTGCACTGGTAGAGGATGCGTAGAAAAGCTGGTTGGCGCTAAACGATGACAGGTTGGTGCCACCGTTAGCGGTGGGCAGTACACCCGAGACATGCGTCGTTAAACCTACCTTGCCGTAGCTAGGCGCAACACCCACGCCGCCTGAGATCAGCACGTTGCCTGTGGCGACATCTGCCAGCTTGGCCAACGATGTTGTTGTGTCAGCGTAGACTAGATCGCCCACTGTGTACGAAGCGATCCCTGTGCCGCCTGATCCTGCAGGCAACGTTGCTACAGAAGTCAGCGCCGTGGCTGACGAGTTGACGACGACAACCTCATTACCGTTGCCCGTTAAACCGGGCAGCTTGTCAAAACCTGCCGCGATAGAATCCAACTCCGCCCGCATGCTGGCCGAGGTGGCAGCAGAACCGGTCGTTGGAAAACTACCGTGGTTGTAAAAATCATTCGCCATTATCGCAGTCCTCTACGAGCGGTGTAATGCAAGATTACGCTGTTGATAGTGAAAGGCGGGAAGTAATCCGAGTCAGATGATATCTTCAAAAGAATGTTCTGACCGGTGCCTCTGATCTCTACGTCTGTCGGCGCAAGTGTGCGCCCATCCCAAACAAACGCATCCCAAAACACGGAATCCCAAAAACTGCTGGAAAAGCTATTCTCGTAAGGCACATCGCCTGTTTGCCCAATGTACAGGCTGGAGTAGCCAAGGTCATAGGCAAACTGAAATTCGCAGTAGCCGCTACCAGTCAACTCAAAAGAACCGCGACGATACCGTTTCAATATACGCGGCATGTTCTCCGAGTTGTAGTTCAACTCAACCCTTGCGTTAATTGTCTCGCCATCAAACGACGTACCGGCGTCTAACGCGTACACGTATCCGTTGGTCGAACCAAAAAACGAAGTCTCTTCACCTGCCGATGTTTGCGCTTCGGTTATGCAAAAAACACTGTTCGGAAAACTGACCGGCATCGCGCCCAACATCTGGCCGTTGGCGATCGTAACGTACAGGCCAAAACCATCGGAAAAGAAAATCCGGTACTGCGCTTTCTCCCGATTCAACACACTGGCAGTAACTAAATTTCGACGCACCTGAGTAAACGGGCGGATGTTCAAAGTTACTGCCGCAGTATCAAAGTTGCCGTAGCTTAACGTCGCCTGAAGCGTAATCACGCCTCGGTCGTCAAACACATACGTCTGCGCCAAGTTCTGACCACTGTAAGGTTTAGCGCCAGCGCCGGTGTTATAAGGCACTAGATTCCAGTTGCTGGAATCAGTGCCGTACAAAATATACGTATAGTTGTCCGAGTAAATTGCCAATGCACCGGTGGACTGATCACCCGGCTGGATAACAAAACACGTCACCGGTTCAGGCTGAACAATCTCACCAGCACCTAAGAGTGGCGTCCATTGATACGGCTCACCCAAAGCGGAGAACTGGACCGATGTACCAAAAGCAAAAAACAAATGTTGCTTGTGCACAGCAACCCGTGTCGGCACATCGGTTGCCATGCCTGTTTTGATTGGCACGTAGACCGTGCCGTCAAACTCAAAACCTCGGTTCACGCCATCTGCGCCATAAGCCCGAAGCTGGTTATTAACGCCGCCAAAGTTACCCAGCACCATCTCGACACGGCCATCAGGCAACAACGTAATGGCGGACTGCGTTGCTACGCAAACCGCTTTTGTAGATGCCGATACTTGCAGATTTTCGCCCGGCGTAAACGCACCTGTTGCCGAAGCAAAGATCAGGCGTCCTGCAGCGGTACCTGCGCCCCACGATCCAGACTCCAGAACCACGCGTGTTATGACAGCGGAGAAACCGCTAGTAGCCCCTGTGACCGTGTTGCCTTGGAATATTTCAGCCGTGCCGGTGTTAAACGACATCTCAAAACCCAACGGCACGCTAGTCCAGCCTGTGCCGCTGGACCTGTAAATTGCCATTGCAGTGCCGCCGACATTATTCCGCCAAGCGTAAATCGTGTTTTGTAGTTCAATGACACCGCGCACAGGCCCGCTACCGGGCACAGCACCGATGTCTGAACGATATACATCTGCAGCAAGGTTGGTGAACTGCGCTTGCTGTTTTGTCGTTAACGTCCCGGTCGTCTGCAAAGCGGCAACCGTGCCTTTGTTGACCGCCGATACCTGAATAGTTTCGCCGATAGTAAACGAGCCTGTCGCTTTGGTGTAATAGATATCGCTGCCAATCACAGCAATCACCACCCCGCTTTCACCTGACGTGACGCCGGTGATCGTATTGCCAACAACAATGCTGCCAGTCAAGTTCATTGACAAGCCGCTGTAAATTGCTGCAGAAGGCGCTGGCCTTCCATCAAACCGCTCATACCCAGCGATGCGGGTATAGCCGCCCGTGATAGCGGCTTCAAAGTTAAAAGCTTCTCTGGCTACCCCTGAAGGCAAAGCCAGCGTTGGCGTGATTAAATCCAGTCCGCCTTTTAGATAAACCAGATCATACTGAACCTGTGGTGCAGGCATCGCCATGAGTGGTTTCCTTTACGCCAAAGGCGGTCCGCTAACCGTAGTCGGCAGCTGATCGATGTCCAGCCGTGAATACAGACGTTTGTACTCGAACTCTCCGCGAGACATGACTTCAGGCGCGGCCTCATACCCGGCGTAGTACATCATCGCCCGATACACAATGATCATGTGAAACCGGCTGGGTATAGCCGGCTCATCAGCATCAAGCGTTAGCTGAAGCGGTTGTGTGTAGTACTCCCCGACAATCACATACGGGATGTCGGGGATCGCGCCAAAACCAAGATTCTTGTGTGGATCAATCGTAACGACGACAGGCCGCGCATAGGTGTTGCGCATGTTCGCGTAGATATACAAGTTGCGGAACGTCGTCCAGTCCATGTAGTTAAGCAGCTGCTCATCTGCATAGTTCGCACCAACGCTGGAACACCGGAAGCTGTCACGCTTCCAGTTTCCGAACGTACTGGCGGTGATGCCGGCTTGCGCCGGCGTGTAAATCTGCTGCTGTGTAACCGTGTTGAACTGAAATGGTTCACGCAAAAACAGCCAGTCTTCCTTGCTGGTTTGAATGTCATTCCAAGCCTGCTGAATCCAAGCCACCATGCGGGCATTCTCACTGCCCGCAAGTTGGCCTGCAACCGTGGTCAGCGCCGGCCCGGAAACGCCGCACTCATAGCGCAGCTGGTTGACTAGCTGTAAGAAGTTCATGCGGGTTCAGCCAACACGTTGTTGAGCCATGCACGGCCACGCGGGTTTTTGTCTTCCACCAGATCGAACGGATAAGCCAAACCATGCCGTGCGCTCATCACGATCCGATCAGGCTCGGACGGGTTAGGCGTATGCTGGCTGTAACGCGTTTCTTTCATACGCGCCAGAATCTCCACGTACTTGCGTTTAACTTCAGTGGGATAGCCGCGAATGATGGGCTGGTTAACGCCATTGCAATTAACGATAACCTGTGGAGGTTGGTTCTCATCCGTCGTCGAATGCACGACGACAGTGACCAGCTCGTTCATAAAAGCCTCGGTGGTCACGATATCGTTGAAATCCTTGTTGCTTGCCACAGTGTCGATAACAGGATCGTCATCGTTAATTTCAATACCAGTCATTTTTGTTTTAGTCATTTGCCATGCTCCTTGATGCTAGTTGAAAAAAAGGAAGGCCACCAAAGTGGCCTTCCCAAAGGTACTCCCTCGGAGAGGAGGACGGCAACCTTACAGTGCCGCGCCGGGCATGATGGAGCAATCAAAGTAGGTGTCAGTAACACCTGCATTGCCCAGATCAGTGCTGCCCGGAGTGAACGTAGTCGAGCTGTTAGTCACGACCTTGATCAGACCAACCAGTGCCACGTTAGAAGTGGTCTGGGTTGGGACTGGGCAAGGATCAGCAGCGTCAACTACCGGACCACGGGTGTTGCTGAAGTTACCGTTGGTGTCGATCCAGACAGCATAGAGAGCTGCGCTGGAAGGGGGAACGGTGCCTGCAGTCGAAGTCATGGCGATATTGTCAGTAGCGCCCTTGGACTTAAACACACCGTTAATGGTGTAAGTCAAAGTGTTGACGGTCTTGTAGGTGTTGGCATTGGTACCTTCTGCAAGGCCCGCTGCAGTCAGCGACACGAAGCCGCTGTTAATTTGCTCAATGTTATAGGACATGATGGATTCCTTTATACAGTGGTATTGAGGGTGACAGCAACAGCGGTGGAATCGGTGACGTTGCTGGTGTTGCCAGCGCCTACCGTAACTCCGCCGTGCACGTGCGCGTTGTAGTCGGTCAACAGTTGATTGTGTGACACGCTTAACGCAGCTAGGTCGGTAAGAATAGACTGGAACAAGAACCGGATTTCACGCGAGGTGAGTTCATCCGGCACCTTGACCATCCGCTCATTAATGCTTTCGGACATGGTGTTTTCCTTTCAGGTGAACGGGGCGCAAGTTAGACCCGCGCCCCTGTCAATTACAGAGCGGTTACACCAGCCTCGATACGGGCCATCCATGCGTCGTTCAGACGCACGGTAGCAAACCATGTCGAAGCACCGACGTAGCCAAACTGGCCCAGCGGGTTGGCGTGGTTGGTCTGCGAAGCTTTCAGAACAACCGGCTTGATTGCCTGCATGCCCTTCAATGCAACCTGACCCCATGCGTCTTCACCGATAACGATGAACGGATACACGTCCACGTTGGCAGCACCGACCGACAGCATGCCGTTCAGCGTACCCGAACCAGCAGCAGCGAACGAAGTCAGCAGTGGCGAAGAGATGAAACGGAAGTCTTCGCAAGCACCGATCTCGCGGTCATGGATAGGCTTGAACGAACCGTACTCTTCAACACGGGTGAAGCCCGGCAGGTTACGGATGTCAGCCACTGCATCGGTGTGGCAGAACACAACGTAAGCTGGCTGGACAGCACGGGTACCGAAATTGACGCCGGGGGCCAGACGCGAAGTCACGCGACGGCAACGGTTCGATTCCAGAGTACGTGCAGCCTTACGGATAGCGTTCAGGCTGATGGCAGTGTTGATACCAGCGCGGGTAGTACCGTTAGCGTAGATAACGGTCGAGCCGGCCTTCAGAACACCGTAGCGCACCAGTTCCATCACTTCAGCCATGGTCTCGCCAGTCAGCTTGACCATTTCGCCGGGGATGTCGTCTTCGTACAGCTGCTCAACTTTCGAGCTGTACTTGAACAGCACACCATACTGCTGCAAAGTCACCGATACGTCTTGGAACGAAATGGTGTTGGAGTTAGGCGTTACACCTTCTGCCAGCACGAAGTTCGACGCGGTGATCTGCGGCGTGCCGACGTAGCGGGAAGAACCTTCAACAGTGGTGCCAACAGTCGATGCGCCGAACGGCAGCGTACGACGGAAGACCAACGTGTCGGTTGAGTTCATTGGCATCTCGCGCTGGGTACCGAAGTCACCCAGAACAGTGATGGGCTGTGCATGCTCAAGCATGCCTTGTGCCGCGCGAATTAGGTTACGCGAGGCAACGGTGGAGTAATTTTGAATAGCCATTGCTATTTCCTTTCAAATCAAGTTAGTAACCACGCTGCGCTTTTTCTTTTTCGCGCTTTGTGGCCTCATAGTTCCAAAGTTCTTCAAAAGACATGTCGTCCAAAGTCTTGGGCGGCGGTGTCTGTCCGGGTCGAGTTGTCGCAGCAGCAGAAAGCCGCTGGTTACGCTCTTGCCTGATATCCGACGCAGAACGTCTCTTGGTGTCATGGAACATGTCCAACATCAAGATGGCATCCCTTGCCGATGAGCTGTCTGCCAAAGCACGCACTTCAGCTGGTTGAGCGGTGAACCACTGGACAAAGTCCGTTGTGTTTACCAGTTCTTTCCAGTTGTCGTACTTGCCTTCGACACGCGCTTCCTCAAGAGCTTGTTTCATCTCCGCTTTGGTTTGCTCAACCTGCTGCTGCACATAGCCGGCCACCTGTTCGGGTGACAGCATGTTGGCATTTGGTTGTACGGACCCAAGCTGAGACGCAACGTACTCTTCCATCGCGCCGGCCCATTCAGGAAAATCCTGCTTGAGCTGCTCCCACTTCTCTGGGTTTTTGGCTGCATTCGCGATCTGTCCCTGAGACGGGGCATCTTGTGGGGCAACGTTTTGTTGCGCCGTCCGAGCCTGCTGGAACTCTCGCTGCATTGCGGCCACACGACCCTCTGCAGTTTTTACATGGTGCAGCAGTTGAGCATTGGCTTCTGTCAGTCTATCGATCTGAGCTAACTTCGCTCTGACGATATCTGGCAATCCCGCCAGTGGGTCTTCCGGCTGTTCTGGCTCTGCACTTGCCTGTTCAGGTTCAGCTTGCTGAGATTCGTCCTGCAGCGGTTCTTCCGGTGCAGCGGCTATTGTCTGGTCAGCGGACTGGTTGTCAGCTTCCAGCTTTGCAGCCTCCTCATCCCACAAACGCTGTGCGTCTTCCATCGACAGTTGGTTTTCTTCCACGTTGCTCTCCAATAAAAAAGCCACCTTTCGGCGGCCTCACACGACGGTTGGGCGGGACTATTCGTCCGGCTCAACCACTACACCCCGAGTTGCCGCATCCGGCAAGTCGAGAAATCTTTTGATAAAGCGTATCTCCCCTCGCAAAGCCGCTGTCTCGAGATCGGAGAGACTGACAGCGTCATTCTTCTCGCGGCACTTGCGCAATTGCTCTTCAGCCCATTTGCGCAGGAGGTGCCACTCTGGCGAGTTGAAATTCATCATGCTTATTTTGGACGCGAGGTCCCTGCAAAAATTTTACTGTTTTAAATAGGATTTGTGCAACATTTTTATTTGCACAACTTTGCCTTGATTTGCCGCATCTTGCTGCATCAAAGCGGCGATTTTGCGTATCGATAAAAAACTGCAGCGGTTACCTTAAAACCTGACCCTGTACCGCCCGTGATGGTTGGCCGGATAAAAGCCGGCATCTCTTGGCAAATATGGTT